ATTTGTAAATTGGCAGCAGATTTAGAAAAATCGATATCAGAAATAATTGATGAAGATGTATCAGGCCTTGTTTTAATGGACAATCCAAAAGGAATTGAGTCTGTTATAAGCATGGTTGTAAGATATAAAGATGCACAAAAATCACAAGTAAATAGCACGTTAGATGAGAGATTTTATCATCTATCTAAAATTTTAATAGGAAAAAAATAATTTTTTGATAAATTTCTATCATTATATAAACATTATTTTAGATTTAAAGCTATTCAACAGCTATATGGTTGAAAAAGTAAGACCGGAATAAGACAAAAACTACCTTGATAGTTAATCAAGAAAAAGGATTTCAAATGGCACTTAGACTAATTCAATCAGGATCTCAACCATTAGGCCAGTTCGACGGTTTAGACGCGGACATAACGGGCTTTCTTGGTGGTGAAGTATGTTCTTTCACTGGCGTTGCTATCAAGTCAAGCGGCGGAACGGATTTAGCCGCTTCAGACGTTGAGGACGGTTACTCTGGCACGACTGTAAAATTGCGCCCAGTTGTTACCAAAACATTAGTATCTGGCATGCGCCCACTCTTCTTAGCTGATGATGGAACTACTGGTTACGGCACCTTGTTTGGTCGCGTAGTTGGTGGAACTGTTGGGCAGTCAACGAATGGTACGGTTCTTGGGCCGCACTCAGCAACGGGCTCAGGCAAGATTACTCTCTGGTCTGCGCCAGGTACCTATGCAGTCACGCTTGACGCAGTGGATGTAACGGCCAGCACAGGACTCATCCCATCCAACTCAGCAATGTCAGTTGGCGATCCGCTCTATGCAACGTCGGCGGGTAAATTGACTCCAAATTCAGGAGCTGCATTCGAAGCAGTTGTGGTCGCTCGTTTCATTGAATTCCAGACGAATGGAAGCCTTGTTACGACTCCAAACTACCTTGTTTCAGCGCTTAACTCACCAAGTGGGACGTTAGGCTCACCAGCGCAGCTTGCTTTCACAGAGGCTGTCATTCACTTTAATCCAGAACTTTAATAATAACGGGGCGTTCGTTTAACGGGCGCCCCACTTTCTATCACAAAATAATAACGACTGTCGATCTTAAGATAGGCTGTCAAACAGGAGACGAAATGATTAGTTCACTATATAACGCAAGAGGCGAGTTGAATGCGTCGTCATTGAAAGATGCGATGCAGACGCTTAGCAAGTTTGCTTCAATTTTAGAGGAAAATGCCCCTTCTAATTTAGCTTTAAGCGGGCAGCCAACATTTAATGATGACAAACGTGATGAGCTTATTTCACGCGCCATCATGACCCACGAGGGAAAAATTGCTTTGGCCCAGGCGATGGCAAACCCAATTCGTAGAAACTTAGATTACCAAGGTATCGCTCGTCGTGCATTGGTTGTCGATCCTCTACCACAGGGCGCGCTTCCAGTTTATGACCGTGATATTGATGTCGCGGCGGTTGTTATCTCTAGCAACGGAACGGGACCAGAGAGCCGTGTATTCGGTGATCGTGTAACGATTCCAGAGTTTGAGCTATTCTCAAACCCAACTGTTCGTATTGCTGAGGTCAAGCGTCGTCGATTTAACGTCATTGACCGTGCTGTTCAGAAGGCGCGTCAAGAAATCATGGCGCAGGAGGATGCAAACATCTTCGCTGCTCTTGATTCAGCGGCGGGTATCGAGAACACCCCACAAGATATCGCGGACGGCGGAATGCTCAAGCGAGATCTTATTGAGATTAAGGTCCAGATTGATCGCTGGGACTTGGTTACGACCAAGTTCTTCATGAACATCAATGAGTTCACGGATATCCTTAACTGGGCATCCGGCGGTGGCGGTGGTCCAGGTGGTGGCGAAGTTGATCCAGTTACGCAGCGTGAAATTCTCCAGACGGGCCTCTATGCTCATATCTGGGGAGCTGATATCATGGTGTCAAAGATTGTTCCACCAGGAACTGTCTATGGTGCGGCGGATCCTGAGTTCGTTGGTGTTATGCCAATTCGTCAGGATATTGAAGTTCTTCCAGCTGACGAACCAAAACAGTTAAAACTCGGTTGGGTCATATCTGAGATTATCGGTATTGGAATTGTAAACCCTCGTGGAACGGCCAAGGGTAATAAGTCAGTTCTCGTAGGCGTGTAATAAGTTCTTAATTTACTAAGTAATTAGCAAATTAATAAGCTGTGAAATAAAGGTCGAATTTTTATTCGGCCTTTATTTTTTTGTCGAGAAATGAACCTAAACAATATAATAAATATTATGATGGAACAAATAAAAGAAATGATAGAAACTGGGTATTCAGCGTCCAGAATAGCTGTAAAATTGAATTTTTCCAAAGAAGAAATAAGAGAAATAATTAAAATTAACGACTATAAATTAAAACAAGAAATATTTACTGAAGATAAAATAGAGCATATTTGTAAGTTATATGAACAAGGGGTATCGGCAAAACAAATAGGTTACAAATATTCTATAGATAAAAGAAGGGTGCAAAAATGGGCTAAAGAAAAAGGAACATTGCGTAACAGAAATGATTCTCACAGAATTTGTCATTTTAACCAGAATTATTTTGATGCAATAGACTCTCCAAATAAAGCTTATTGGCTTGGTTTTTTTTATGCCGACGCTTATAATTGTGATATAACAAATACATTTCATATAGCTTTAAATGGAAAAGATATTAATCATTTACAAAAATTATGTACAGCAGTTGAACTACCGTTAGAAAAGGTGTATAGAGAAATAACGAAATCTGGATATGACGTATGCAATGTTCATTTATATAGTAAACATATTTGTGAAATTATGACTAAACACGGTTGTCCACGAGCCAAAAGTTTTATTATAAAATATCCAATATGGCTTGATGATAATTTAAATCAACATTTTATTAGAGGAGTATTTGATGGTGATGGATGTTTAACTTTAAGAAAAAAACAAAAAGAATGGAAATTATCAATTATGTCTACCAAAGAAATGTGTGAAGGAATGCATAATGTTATATTACAAAAAACAGGTGTAAATATTGATTATTTTTATTCGTCAAACACAAATAACAACACATATATACTCATAACTAGCGGTAATGAAAAAGTAAAAAAAATAATGGATTGGTTGCATTCGAACTCATTAATCGAAAATAGATTAGACAGAAAATACGAAAAATATCAAGCTTTGGTATCACAGCAAGACAGCAGATGTTTTCTAAAAACAACTTCTAGAACAAAATATAATATTTCAGAACAAGACAAAGCAAATATTATTTTAGACTCAAGTAATGGTGATAAAACAAAAGATATTTCAAAAAAATATCAATTACACGCTAGAACAATAAATAAAATAACTAACTCCGCTAAAACATGAATAATTATATTAACAATTATAGTTGGAAGTGTTTATTAGGAAGACAAAGCAAAAACATCTGTGTTAATAATGATGTATTTTTATGGGAGGTTGGTAAAAGAAAACATTTTTGTACAAATAAAATTTTAACACTAGAAGATCTTAAAGTTATTGAACATAGAGCGTTTCATTATTTAAGTATAGATAATTGTAATTTCGTTAAACAACATTTTAAGATTAGCAGAAATAAACAAAATTCTGTTATTATAGATTTGAGCAAAATGGATTTTAAAGGAGGCGAATATAAAACTATTCGTCATGCTTTAAATCGTGCAAAAAAATACAATTTAATCCAAGAGTCAAATTACAGAGATATAAATGATGTGAAAGATTTAATTGAAGATTGGTCAAACAATTTAGCTTTGAAATATTTTCGAGATTTTTCTGGTAAGAATCTATATTTTTATCAAAATAATTTTCATGAAGGATGTATCAATGTGTTTTTGTATGATCAAGATAAGTTAGTTGCTTTTGCTACCGCTTCGCCTGAAATAAATGGTAGCAGTACTTATATTATTGGTAAGGCTTTGTGTCATAAATATTACGGATTATCAGAATATGCTGATTATTTGCTTTATCAAAAATGTCTTGAAAACAAAATAACTTTGATAGACCTTGGACAAACTGCTGGTGGGTTAATACACTATAAAACAAAATTTCCAGGCGCTTCAACGTATCAATACTACAATGGTAAAATAAATGAAATTTGATGAAATAATCTCTATAAATGATCAGAAAATAACAAAACAATATATTCAGTCTTTAAATAAACAGCAACGTGAAGCTCTGATAGAACCTATATTTAATATTTTTAGACAAAATGGGTTTATGTATTCAGATTATTCTAAAGATGTTTTAAACAAAGAGTATAAACGAATTGTTGATTTTAAGCCGATATTGGACGCGGCAGATCTTTTTAATAATTCTAGCGTGGGTACAAAAATATGTAAGCATTTTTGTCATCTTTTTTATGACACACGAGATAAAGATACCAAAACTATACCTGAGATATTTAATGATGATGAAAAATTAAGAAAAACAATAGCAAATAGACTGGGGTTAGACTGGTTAGAACAGGATCAAAAAGGCCCAGGAGTTAACGAGGCATTCAATTTGTCATTTAGAATGATTATTCAAGGGTTTCGTTCTCAAAGACTAGTTGTTTCAACATCTATATTTAAGCCGGAAATTGCCAAATATATGTGTTTAAAATATAGTGACGAAAATGATGTTATTTTTGATTATAGCATTGGTTGGGGAGGACGCATGTTGGGAGCAACTTCGTGTAATAGAAAATATATAGGAGTAGACCCCTTAACAGTTCCAGAGATTAAAAACATGGCAGATTTTTTTAATTTGAAAAATGTAACTTTAATTCAAAACGGCTCAGAACATGTCAGATTAGAAGAAAATTCAATTGATTTTAGTTATAGTTCTCCACCTTATTTTTCGCAAGAACGTTATAGCCCTTCATTAACTCAGGCTTATAATAAAGGGGAAGATTATTTTTATAATACTTATTGGAATAATACTTTAGATAATATTAAATATATGTTAAAACCCGGAAAATGGTTTGGTCTGAATGTTAAAAATTTCCCCAAAATGGTAAAAATGGCTGAAGACAAATTCGGCCCCGTAATAGAGGAAGTTAGCCTTAGGACAATAAGGAACCATCTTACAAAAGAAAAAGGAACCACCAAGTTTGAATCAATTTATATGTTCAAAAACCAAAAGTAATATAAGCGCATATTTGCGTATAATTTTGAAATGACTTCAGCTATTAATAAATTGCCATATTTTGGATGCGTAGCCTTTATTGATGCTTTAGCTGATGATTTTAAGTTGTTAACTAAAGGTAAAACCAAAAACAATAAAATCACAAGAGAATATAAAATAGCTTATCAACAATCAACAAAAGATAAACGCAATGAAAGAAAAAACGTTTTATCAAATATCATTGTAAATAAACCTAGTTCTCAATTGAAAAAAGTAGCTTTTGATACTCGTAGAATAAATCAAGAGACTACCAGAAATCCTCGTAGCAATTTACAGTATTGGCATCGCTCACAACCATTTATTGATGACAACGATCAAAATAAAATAAATATATTTGCGAAACTAGCTTATACATTAAAAGATTTGGAAACTGAATTTGGAACAAGACCAGATTGGCACGAGAGTTATACACGGGTGCTAAATGATGCCGTTCAAAGAATATTAAGAATAAAACAGGCTGACCAAGATATTGATTCTTCACAATTGTCATATTTAGAGCAATTGTTAAATACGAGATATAGATTATCAATGGATGAATTAACAGTGATATCTCATGACGATTTAAAAAAACGCATCTTAAGCAAGGATGATAGCTTATTAAAGCGTGAATAATATATGATGATTC